CGTAGAGTCGACTGTAGGACCGCACGCAATGACCGACGTCCCAGTTAATATCAACTGGTTGCAGTTTCCCAATGAATTGTCTCTCCAATTCTAACTGCTGATTCAGTGTCAAGCCATACTCTTCCTCCACTAGCAGCCTGCCTTCTTGGGAAATGACAGGCTCTAGATTCCAGATTTTATTCTGGACAGCAGCTTCTAAAGCTGCCTGCTTATGAGGTTGGTCGAAACTGAATTTGCGCACGTCTAGTCCGCGGGTGTTGTCAAGAACCCACTTTGAAAAAGGCCCCACCACTGGACAATTCTTGTGCATGTGGTAGGCTGACAAAGCTCGGGCCCTCAACAGAGCATTCTTGGTCACGTTATTGGCCGTAGCATACTTCGTATGTATTGCGGAAAATTTTATCAAAAATTTCTTAGGGTTCGTGTAGACATCTAAACCGTCAGTTATTAGACTACAGAATGAAGCCACACGATAGTTAGGACGAGTATCTAATTTCAATTTTAGGCCAAGATGCTCAATTAGGGTGGTGTCTATGTTACAACGTTCGAAAATAGCATCATCTCCCTCCACCAAGAGCTTGACGCTACTGGCCTCAGCTACGAGATCTTCAGGCTCCGCGAAAGGATGACGAGTACGGACTATCAACCAACGGTGCAAAGCGTCAGTCAAGACTGCATTTTTGGTCGATGTCATCATCTCACCTGTATCCAATCGCTGATAGTACCTGGCTGATGCATCCTTCATGTTCACTCGCTTCCAGCTCTCGTTCCTCTTAAGAGTCTTCAAGAAGTTGACTGCTTCAGGGTGGCCATTAACGACCCACTCAACCCAGAATTGAGCAAAGTCCTGGTAGATATCTCGGTGGTGAGCTTCCATAGAACTTGCATCCGATATTCCGACCGGTGAGTCACCAAATGTTTCTTGGAGTTTCTTAGCCCTCTCCTGAACAGTCAATCCTTTTACGAACTGCTTCTGCTTGAACACTACTGCATCAATCGCGTGAGCTGTAGGCCCAGCCACTACTTTCTCCTCGTCTTGTGGAAACGTGACAATCCTGGCCCATTTCATCATGGAATTAGCTTCACCATCGTGGTGCATTTCCCACTTGATGAAACCCTTCTTCTCCATTTCTTTTGAACTAATCTCATGATGATGTGCAACAGAACGCAACTTATTCTTTTTCTCCTCATTGTAGCTTGTGCTGCGCAGCCAAGTCTCCACACTCAAGTCCTCATCACCCGTGAAGCGCGGGTAAGTCAAGCGGACAAATGCCTTGGCAAAGCGGAGAAATTCGATGCCGTACCTCCGATTCAGGCTTGGCATCTCAGTGGCTATTCGGTGCTGCATCCCCGCCGCTTGAGCTAGTGGGTCGCGCCCACTCCATAGTGGTGGAGCTATCGGGGTGGATCCTTCCGTCAAGTGCGGTCCATGCAGCACTCCAGCTAGTGATGCTGGTCTAACGCCAGTCCAAGGTCTCACTGTAACGTTAAAGCCTGCTTCCAAATTATTAAGTGGTTTAGTGATGTCCAAGGTACCAACTTGGAAGCCATAGATTGGTATTGAGCCACGGTACCCTGGTCTTAGCCTGTGAGGATTGGCGGAAAAGAAGGACTTCTCTATTCCGCCTGAAAGAAAGGACTATCTTGAATCTCATAAGGAATCATGGCGCGTTCCTGACACCTAGCCGCCATAACCAACAGATTGGCCCTGTAGGTACGGTGGCCGTGTGAGGCTGCGTCATAACTTATGTGGGAGATTACGTCAGCTAGGCTCCCACATCTCTCGACCGCTTTTCGGGACAATTTTGCGTCCATCCTAGAAGCATGCACAAAGAGACTATAAGAAACATTCTCACAGACTTGAGTGTCCCGCCAGTAGGTGATAGCGCCCAGGCCCACACCGTCCGACAGTTGCAAGCTCAATTGTCTTTCTGTCGTCCAGGTGACTCTGCAGGTCACATCACACTCCTTAGCGGGTGTGTGGGTTAGTACACTGTGTCGCCTGTCTTGATCTGGTTCTTCTGATTGCTGGAAATTATTGGCTACCACTGTGTGATACTTTCGAACTACGATTGTTGACAGGGCTCGTTGAAGCCATGTCACAGCCGTGGAAAGTACCGTCATGGTATTTAAGGGTGCCAGTACAGTGACTAGATCATGCAACTTGGTCTCAAGGGAAGAGACAAGTGGAGGTACGCCACTCAGCTCAGGACGTGTATATATCAAAAAGCCTTTGGCTAACAGTCCTTGCCAAGATTCGTGTACTAGAGGCAGGTGTTGCAGCAAGTTGCTCCAGGGACTAACCGAAGGTTGGCAGTAGGATGCGAACCCTGTGTCTAACATTGCTTCGAAAGGGTCCTGTTGCAACACCGTCTCACCCGCAGGCAAACCTGTCCTCATGAATTCTGCAAACTTAGTAATGAGTGGTTGAGAAAGCTTGCACAGAACCATGATCCTGATACAAATTACCAGCTTAGCGAGACGAGCATCATTGAAATCAATATGTCTCCATCCCCCCCGCGTACTATCCATAAAATCTGGCATAGTACTCGGAAATCTGAAATTTATCTCCTGATCGTGGTCTCCATTAGGCAGGTTAGCCCACAGAGAAGGTGGTTCATCTGTCGGGTCTGACATGGTGAGTCGCATGTCCTGGTAGGGCTCTCTCCGTATCTCTCGGACAACATCTGCTTCAGCCTGCAATTCTTGAAGACCTCTCTTCAAGGATTCAGTCATCTGCTTGTTGTTCCTACACCCTCTGCTCATCTTCTTCTTAGATATTCCCTTTGAGCTTTTGACTGATGTTTTCTTCACCTTCTCCGAGCCAGGCTTCTTCGCCTGGCCTTTTTCCTCGGAAACACCCTCCTCAGACCCGGGAAACTTGGCCCGGTCCTTCCCTTTGGGTATCCCCTTGCTATTGGATGATTTATGCGTCCCACTAGACGACCCAACGTCCCTAGATCCCGTCAAGTGATCATCCGTGGGCTCATAGGACCAACTTTCACCTTGATCCTGATGAGCCCAAAGGCGAGTATCGCACCCACCCAGTATAGCCAAGTGTAGTTCGTATTGATCCCCTGGTTTCGGTCTCTCGAACCAATTCTGAGGAACTGGACGCCCACGCTTGGTTAGCCACAGATTTTCCGTGTGATCCGTGACTTGTTTCATCAGCCGGAGGAGGGGCGCGGTTCCGTCTGTTGTGACGAACTTCGTCCTCCCTTTAAGAGTAATGAAAGTGACTTGGCCTGGCGGGTCCTTGGGGGGTAATTCCTGCTCCTTTTTGACCTTATTCGCTGCCTTGTCACGAGCTGATTGCAGGAGGCGTTCCTCCCGCTTTTCGGCTCTACTCTTACCCATCGTCTGATGATTAGCCTGTCGCCATTTCTCTGCAAACTCAGATTTGGGCTCGGCTTGAGCAGCCTTAGCCACCCGGGCGTCTTTCCACGCGGGATTACTAATCGATACATTTTTCCATTTGCCGTGGACGCCTTTTCTGAGTTGGAAGAGAGCATGGCCCCGCTCAGCAACAACTACTTCTTCCTTCCTTTTATTTTTCGACTTGGGAGCATCGATGCCCAATCGCTCAGCTAGTTCTCGAGTATCATCCTCAAGTTCTTTAACGAGTTTTTGTTTAGCATTGATGCGGCGTGCAGCATGTCTAGCATTTGCAACCTGCTGCTGGTTTCGTTCTGTCTTGGGGGCTTCAAAGCCCCTGACATTACGGCGGCGCGACCTTGAAAGACTCTTGATGTCTAACCGGTCATAGTCGTGGTCCGTAGACCAAGGTAACAAATCATTGTTGGCAAGCGTAATTTCTCTACTAGTTACACTCATCGCTAGTAGGTCTGTTTTATCGAGATTATCTTCTCTCGTTGCATTTAGACTCTGCCGAAGAGTTCTTAGTGGCTGTCTAACTATGCCCGGAGGGGCCTGAGGGACCTACATAGCCGTAGCCTGTAAGGTTCCCTACGGGAGTCGCAGTGCTAAGAGTGAAGGTATCACCATTCTTTAGAATCATGACAGCCTTACTGTGAAAGACATTATCATTCACAAAAGCTCCCTGCTTACTACTGGTTGTGACATTAGTAACGATAGTACCTGTTGAAGCCATGGCCACCATAGGTCCAACAACTTCGTCAGCGTCGGAAGCGACTGCTATGACCAAGTCAAAGGTCTTAGTGGGGCCATGATAGGTTAGTACATCGCTAGATCGTGTCCAACCCCCTCCTAGGTTGGTAGACCATGTTAGTGGTCCGGCAGCAACTGCAGATATTGAGATAGAACCTGCAAATGGTACCGCAGGCGTTGGGTCTGGTTCAACTAACAACACCTCGTAATCAAGCTTCAAGGTACCGATTTTAGAGCCAGCTGGAACTGAGGGTGTTCCAGTGAGCGGTACTCCTTGAATTCCAGCCATGAAGTATCCTTGCCGAGAAAAGCGAGGGTTTTCAAAGTCTGTCATGAAGAGTAGTGATTCGTCATCGGATGCGACGGCACACTCGCCTTCAGACCAAACGTTGAACAACTTAGCCCCAGTGACGCGCTGGAGCGAAGCGAAGTCCTCAGGTATCGATTGAGTAGGATCAACTATGTGGGCCAGACAGATTTGACCCGGCATAGTTGTTGGCACGGTTGGAACGAAGCGGAATCTGGTCCCTTGGTAGGTGCCGACTCTTCCTTGCTTGAAGCGAAACTTTTGATACTGTGACGCTAGGGTGAGAAGCATCTCAGCTGGAATCAGCATGGGATTCATTGGAAAAGTCTCCTTGAAGACGAAGTCGCGACTGGAACCGAGCGTGTCGTTCGTGATGTCAGCTACTGTTTCAGTCCATTTCACTAATCTAGCAGGTCTACCCTTGTAGGTAGTTGCTTGAGAAGAAATGGCGCCAGTATCCATTGTCATTCCCTTTGCTACAGGAGCATCAGTATAATGGACGCTAGCACCACGATTAG